AGAAATTTTTGAAAAATTAAAATAAAATTAAATAGTTTTTACAACTTCTTTATAAATTGAAATATCTGCAACACCACCACCACCAGTTTTTTTAATTTCAAATTCAACCATCTTAAGATTTTGACTTACTGGTAAAGGTACAGCAATAGCACTTAAACCGAAGTTTGCTCCACCTGCGTCGGTAAATACACCTCTACTTGTATTAGTTGTTGCTGTTATTCTCAAATAATCTTTTTGAGATACACTTTTAATAGTTTTACCTTGATTTAATACTAAAGTATTAAGAGCGTGATAGTATAATGGCGTATCTGGAAAAATATCTCTATCATATTGATTTTCATTATCTATAGCAACTCTTACACCTTCAGCAGGTCTTTGAAGTGAAAACAAACTATCATTATAAGTTTTAAGAAGAACTAATGCGTTAATAGCGTTGCCTTCTACTTCATAATTTCTCTTAAATGATGTTGCTCCATTACCTTGGTCTCTTTCAACCTTATACTCTGTAAAACTAATTTGGTCTGGTACTTGTGAAGGCATATTGTTCGAACCGATTGCATAAAGAACTAATTCAGCCTGTCCTAAAGTAAGTGAAATATCGGTTGCTGGAGTAATATCAGCAGTTTTTAATGCTCTAATCTTAACATCGACAAAACCAGTTGAACCCCCTGAAGGTGTCCCCATAGCATCCTTAAGAGTAAGTGAAACGTGCCCAGTTGTTTGGTCATAACTAATATTAGTAATAGTGTTTTTTGTAGTAGCAAGATTAACACCATCTCTAGCACCACTCGCAACAACAACAGGCATACCATTATACCACGGTATTCTTCTTTGGTAGTCTGGGTCATACTTTTTAGGTACGGCTCCTGAACCTAATACAAATGTAGTAGTTGCCGAGGCGACATTACTATCAACAAGGCGACCATTATTCTGAGTAGTAAAGTAATTTTCGTTGTACTCGTCCATATTAGCAGTAAGTCGAGACATATCAATCTCTAAATTTAATTTACATTTACCTAAACGGCGAGTATCGAACATTTGCACTTCACCAATATTAAGAATATCTTTTAATGGGATACGAACACTTTTGTCTATATAACCTCTACTTGCTTGACTGGCTTCGGCACTAACATCTATAAGAGGAGAAGTAGTCCCCCAATCTTCATATTCTCTAAGAGCCTGAAAATTATGATAAGTATTGCCTAAGTATTGATTCTGACTTTCACTATAATTTTTAGTATAAAGTCTTAACTGATTAACATCTCTAAGTTCTTCAATACGACCCATACTATCACTTGAAAGACGTGCGTGTTTAACAAGAGAAACAGCCGGTTGAAATTTACTTGTATCGGCTTGACCACTATCCATTTTTCCCTGTACATTCCAAATAGAACCAGTCCATCCAGCATCAGCATTACCACCTGCTACACGTGCATTTATAGAAACATAAGATTTGCTTAAATCAAGCATATCACCGTCAGGTATATGAAAATTTAATAAATTTTGTGTTGAAGATAAATCTTCAGATTCTACGCTATGAACTTTGAAAACTCTATCCATTTTATATCTATATATAAAGAAAGTTTTTTCGTGAAAAATAATTAAATGGGTTTTTAATAAAGTAAAAAAAATCAGGCTCCTATCTGAAATGAAGCGTTAGTTATTGTGGGCAGACTGGGTTTTTTATGTTTAGCAAAAATTCCACCGAGATAGGATCCGAGGCCAATTACTAGACCAATTGCGTCTCCAACTGGATCAGATTCTCCTCCTGCTTCCGTTGAAATTTCACCTTCTTCTTCAGCACCTTCTTTTAATGCTTCTTTACCTACACCTTTGGCTAATTGTTCAGCCTCATCTTTTCCTACTTGTGATGCTTTTGCTAATTCTCCTGCTAAATCACCTGCTTTATCTTGGGCTTGACTTACTGCTTCATTCTTAGCAATAGAAAGAATATTTTTTTTATGAAAGCCACCTTGAGCCAATTGAGCAATATTACCTGCTTGACCTAAGGCTCCTCCTGCAATATCACCAGCGGTTTTACTAAAAACACTAGTTAAAGATTTAATACCTTGTCCTAATTCGTCTTCACCGGTTCTTCCTAACTGACTTACTAATTTTGTTTCACCTTGTTTAGCGAGAGTTGTACCAACTTTACCTAATTGAGTTCTTGCTTTTCCTTCTTCTCCAATTAAATCTTTAGGTTCTAATGTTTTTAATTCATCAATAGTTCTACTGGCTTGATGAAGATTAAATTTTTCTCTTAATAGATTATCACCAATATCTTCAGGTGTCGCCACTCTATCATTCATTAGTTTATTAAAATGGTCTCTGTATAAAGGATGAAGTTCATCTCTTTCTGTTTTTACTGAAGACATCAAAGCATCTCTAACAATTGGATCTGAATATTCAGATTTACTTAAACTTTGTATGCTAAAAGCAGGTTTTTCGCCTGATACTTCATCTAACGTTCTGGATGCTTGATTAAGATTGTACTGATTGGCTAATTTTTTATCTCCACCAAATTCATCCAAATCCTTTACATATCTTTTACCTATTTTATCTGTAAATTCTTTTTGTTGGTCTCCGGATAATCCTGATATTCTTTCTCTTAATCCTGATTTAATAATACCTTCTGTTTTTTCAAAATCTTGAGGTAAAAGGTCTTCTACTTGTTGTTCTGATATTTTAGGTGTGTTTGATGTAGGTTCTGCTTGTATGCCTGTTGCAGTTTTAACTTTATCTAATAAACTTTCTTTTACAAGATTTTTATCATCATTTAATTGATTTATAACACCCTTAGTACCGTTCTTTTTGTAAGCATCTCTATATTGTTTCGCCTTTTCATTAGTAAGACCTAATTTTGATAAGGCTTTCTTACCTACACCCTTACTTCCTGCCTTAAACAAATCTACTAAACTATCTATTCCTGTTTGTTCAAAAGGGTCTGTGAATTGTTTAGTTTTTTCCTCTGCTTCTTTTTCTTTTCCTGCCTCTCTTTCTTCTTCAGAAGCCCTTACATTTGCAAAGCCCATTATTGCTTGGTTGTAATTTAGTAAAGAATCCATTAATATTATATATGTATATAATAAATAAATATGCCTAAAAAAAAAGTAAATCTTAAGAGGTTCAAGGATAAGACTGATAAATTTGTAGTTAAAAAGAATAATGGTTTGTTTGATTTACCTGCTCGTATTCAAATTTCTGCTTCTTCTGGATTTGGTAAAACCAGTTTGTTATTAAGTTTGATGCTTTCTCAAGACGCATATTTAAATGACTTTGAAGGTGAAAACATTTACATCTTTAGTCCTATGATTAATGATGCTAAATTAGAACATATGTGTAAAAAGAAGAAAATACCAGATATGAATATTTATACTGAATTTGATGAACATTTATTATCTGCGTTGTACGATAAATGTTGTGAAGAATATGAAACAGAAAAATTATTAGATGAAATCCCCCAGATGAGAGTTATTTTATTTGACGACGTAGCCTTTGAGGGCAGTTTAGCATCAAAAAAACAAAGTAATAATATAGTAAATAAATTGGCTTGTAATTCAAGAAAACACGGTGTTTCTTTATTTTTTTTAACACAAGATTACTTTCAATTAAATAAAGTTTGTAGAAATAATCTTACAGGTCTTATAATGTTTAATATGAATAATAGGTCTTTAGAACAAGCAGAGATAGAACACAATTACTTAGAAGATAAAAAATCTTTTAAAGAAATGGTTAGAGGTAATCTTAAAGAAAAACACGATTTCGTTGTAGTTAATTATTCTAACAATCGTGATCAAGGTCTTTATCTGGACAAGGACTTTCAGAAGATAGGCTAGACTTACCTAAGATAAAACATTTGTGTTTTTCAGATTTAATATGTCTTGCTATTTCTCTTCTACAAATAGTTGCTCCACATTCACATTTAATTTTTTGTCTTCCTTTGTTTTCTCTCCATTTCCACCGTCCTTTTCTTCTTTCTATTTCACTAATAATAGGTCTTGCCTTATTTACAACAATACCTTTTTCTATATTATTCTTTACAAATTCAATACTAGTTCTCTCTATCATACGAGCATTAGAATAATTATTAGTGCTGAATTCATTTATTAATTCTAATAAACAATTATTAAAATTAAAGTCTCTGGTCATAGTAGTATTAGTATTTACAAGTGATTTTTGTTTATGATGATAAAACCTTCTTTCTATAGATTGTGTGGTCATACCTACGTATATTCTATTATCATCAAGATTAGTTATTTTATAAATTTTATATTTCTGTAAATCACTCATTATAATAAATACACATTTTAATTTTATAAAGTAGAACACGCAAAATTTCAATAAAAAATCTATATTCAATTTATATGTCTGCAAATAAACATTCAAGATTAAATAGAAAGGGTAGTACATTAGTATTTAAGGATGACGATTATGAAACTACTAAAAATATACTAAAAGATTTATTACCTTATATTGATAAAGATAAGATTATATATGACCCTTTCTATTGTAATGGTAAAGTTAAAGAAGAATGGTCTGAATTAGGTTATGATTGTTATAATGAAAAAGAAGATGCATTTGATTCTAATCCTCCTGAATTTGATTATCTTATTTCTAACATACCATTTTCATTAAAGAAAGAAAGTATTAAATTAGCCTTAGATTATGATAAGCCATTTATGTTATTGATGCCTATTGATACATTAGGTTCGCTTTGGATGGGAGAATATTTTGATAAATTACAATTCATAATACCAAAAAAAAGATATAATTTTTTTAAAAAAAGTCAAGAAAAAAAGTCTTCATCGTGGTTTGATACGATGTGGGTATGTTATAAAATAAATCTAAATGAAAAAATAGTTAAGTTAAATTAATTCTTAGAATATACATTTGTTTGTTGATCTACTGAATGAAGCATCTTATCTGCTAATTCTTGTTTCTCTTTATTCTGTGGAGGGTACAGCGTAGATACAACTATATGTCTAATCATACTTATACCTAACCCATTCTTATTTAATGGTGAGAAGGCACTCTTAACTGCTTTAGTTAGTTGATTTGCAGTCATCATTTCTAATGACCGGTTAAATAATAAAAATTTAGTGGGATTTACTTTTAACCATTTATTAAGAACTGTATTAAGTTTCTTACCTACATCTATAGTTTTATTATCAAATTTGCCTTGTGTCTTAAATTCTCCTAAATGAAAGAATTTCTTATTCTGTCCCCTTACTACTAAATAATTCTGTTTCAATTCAGCATCCTTCATTTTATTATAATCTTTAATATTTATCACAGTCATAGAGTAGTCGCTCCGAAGGGGTGGGTTATTTTCAGGGTCAAGTACATATAAAGAAGTAATTACATATTTTTGAATTAAATCTAATTCAGATTTAGTAAGATTTTCTTTTTTAAATAAGCCCTTCATATCTATTTCTCGTTTATAAGTTTTCATTACTTTCTGTAATTCTTCTAATGATGCCCAATTTTGTTTTTGCTTTTCGGTCTTCTCCTGAGACTTTTGCATCTCTTTTAAACTACTATCGAGGTCTTCCATCTCAACTCTATACTTATCTATCAAGCCTTTGTCTTCGTTTTCTTCCGTCATTAACAACACTACGATTGTGGCGTAATAATTTTTTTTGGTGGATTTCGCTTTAGTATCTAAAAACTCATCTACCTTAGACTTTTCTTTAAGAACCTTTAATGAGTATTCATTAGAACTATCTCCAATCTCTTTATTTAGTTTTCTTAAATTCTTGATGTACATATTTAGTGATGAATCTTTAATATTTGGTCTTTTGCTTTTAATCGTAGAAATCAATTCGTCCATATATATATATAAAAAAGATTTTTTTATTTAGTTTTATGCGATTTAAATAAATCTAATAAATCTAATCTATTGATAGATTGTAATGTTTCTTTAATACTTATATTAAAAGATAAATTCCATCCTACTAAGTCTTCTATTTCATCAAAATCATCCATTATATTAAATATAATTATATATTAGTTTTTAAGCCCAAAATTGCCGGTTTTCCCAAGAGTTAAAAGTATTATTTATAGTAAGTTCTTTTTTAGTTTTCTTTTTTAAAAATACTTTAATCTGATTTTCTGCACTATCTTTCAATAAAATTATTAATTTATCGCCTTTATCTTTTTTATAAATTTTAAAAGATTGTTGTAAATGTTCGTCAAGAAAATTATTAATTTTAATATTTTGTGTGTCTGTAATTTTAAAAGAGTTGTCGTTTTGAATTTCGTCAAGTTCGTCAATAGTAATAATATTCATTTTTCTTATTTTGTAATGTACAACTTTCAATTCAATTTTAAAAAATCAATTTTTTTTAATCGTTTATTTAAAATATTGAATTGAGATTGATTTTGTTTTTTTTTTATTGAACATAATGTAATTTTTAGTTCTACAACAACAACAAAAAAATTAAAAAGTTTTTTTTTTTTTACTTGTAGAAAAGATACACATTATAGAATAAAGCAAAATGAGAGATTTTATTAACATTTTTGGTGAAAATCATTTTATTCTAAAAAATTCAAGTGATAGTCTCTCTGAAGAAACAGAACGTTTTCGTAGTTATGTTCAAGGTTCTGGATGTAAAACTGTAAAAGGTAAATATAATAAATTCCTTCAAAAAAATGATATTAGTAAGGATACTGGTCGTGTTATAAATCTTACAAATAGTAAAATTTATAGATTATTCAATAAATCTAAAAAATATAAATCTATTAAATGTGATGAATATGAATATAACAATAAACGTTATTTGTTTATTGATAATTATTATGAAAAATTTTTTAAAAATCTAACACAAAAGCAAAGAAATATTATTAAAAAAAATATGGGTGCTGTTTGGGACTTCCACACTAATAAACCTATGTCTAATTATGTTTTTATTAATTATTTTTTGCCTAAACTATGGATGATGAGACATCCACGTTCGAGAGTTGCTTCCCTTACTGCAACAGTTCTTAATGATGATTTTATTCTTGGTGAGACAATTCTCATCTAATTTTTTTATTTATTTTTTTATATGGATACAATTAACAAAAAGTTAGGCATTCATTAATATTTATTTATACTTCATTTCAATAAGAAAAGATGTAGTATATCCATTTTATTTTATATATTCCTTCTTCCACCTAAAAAGGTAGAGGGAGAATGCGATTTTTCCAGAAATCCATTTAAAAAAAAGTTTGAAGTTTAAAAAAAAAGGATTTCCTGATTTTTAGCAATCTCCTTCTACCTTTTTAGGTGAAACAAACAAATCTGAGAATATTGAGTGAATGGTAAGAAAACCTTTTGTATATGAGATTATTTGAATACAAAATTTTAAGACTTTAAAAGATACACATTATAATATTTTAAAAAATTGATTTAAAAAATAAAATATCTCTATAATGTATAACTTAATGATGAACTTTGAGGATACGATTGATTTAGATTTCGCTAAATATTGCTTAGTTGTTGATGAAACAATAATAAAGGACTGGATAGACCCTTTAGGTGAATGGGAGAAGGCAAGATTTATTGATGGAGAAAGACTACCTTATTCTTCTATTGATGCCTATGTTGCTATGTATAAACGATGGCTTAAACGAGCAGTAAAGGAGCAAGAAAAGAACGGTTTTATTAAAACTAAATATAAATATTCTGCAAACTTTCAGAATAGAGGTAGAAAGTTTTGTGAGGGTTTTGGTATTCAAAAATGTGTAAAGCAATTAAGAGCAGGATTGATTAGAGACAGTACCGTAGATCTGGATATGTCGAATGCACATCCTACGCTTCTACTTGATTTTATGATTAAGAACTATCCTGAAAAAGCAGATAGTCTTATGATTGTTAATTTAGCAAAATATATTGAACATAGAGATACGCTATTGAATTCTATTGATAAAGATAGAGCAAAGGCTAAAGAAACAGTTATTATTTGTATGAATTCAAATAAGAAAACTTCAAGTAATAATAAAGTATTGATGAGACTTGATAATGCCTTTAAAGATATTCAAAATCACCTTTGGACTAATTATGAAGGTAAAGATGATATTGATAAAATTTATAAAGCATCCTTAAACAAGAAAGGCACTCAAAATAGAAAAGGCAAATGGTTGAATTATATTTGTTCTATTATAGAAAATGATTGTTTATCTGTTGCTATATCTTGTTTTGATAAAAAAAAAATAAGAACATTAATGTATGATGGTTTTACAATAGATCAGTCTGTATTTACAGAAGAAACTATTCAGAAACTAAATGAAAAAACTAAACATTATGGTGTTAAATGGACTAATAAAGAACACGATCAAACCGCTAAAGTAGATCAAGAAAAGTATATTGAGGCTATTGAAGCAGAAGACAATCAAGATTATGCAACAGTTAAAAATGAATTTGAAAAAAATCATTTTGTAGTAGAAAATCCTGTAATGTTTTGCCGTGAATATGAATTTGAAGGAGAAATGAAATATCAATTTTATAGTAAAGAGAAGTTTAAAGACTTAGTAGCACCCTATCAATACCTTGACGAATGTAGTAGTAAAATAAAACCTTTTCTGCCTGAATGGATTAAAGACCCAGAAAGAAGAAGTTTTAAAGAAGTATGTTTTATCCCTAAACTAAATGATAAAAGTACAGAATACTACAATTCATTTAGAGGTTGGGATTACAATCCAACTGAAGAACCTGAATCAACTGGATTTGTAGATATTTTCAAAGAACAAATAAATGTTCTAACTAATTTTCACCAAGAAAGTGCCGATTATCTTATCAAGTATATTGCTCATAGTATTCAGAAACCTGAGGTAAGACCTGATTGTGCTATGATATTGAAATCAGATGAAGGTTATGGTAAGGATATGCTACTTGAAACTATTGCTTTACTAACAAATAGAAAGTATATGATGAACACATCCGAAATGAAAGACATTTTTGGCGATTTTAATATAGGTATTAGAGATAAGATTCATATTGTTCTAAATGAAACTGAAAGTAAAAAAGGTTATGAAAACAAAGAAAAAATTAAAGGTTATATTACAGAAGAAAGAACTATTATCAGAGAAAAGAATGTATCTCAATATGACCAAAATAATTATGTAAGACTTTGGATTTTATCTAATAATTTTAATCCTGTACAAATATCTGCAAGTGATAGGCGTTTTTCAGTATTCAAAGCCCATTATAAAAAACCAACTCGAGAACACTTTACTGAATATAGAAAACATATGAAAAGTAAAGAAAGTCTTAATGATTTGATGTTTTATCTATTGAATGTAGATATTAGTGAGTTTGAACCAGATAGAGACAGAGTTATTACAGATGCCTATAAAGAAATGAAGACACACAATCTTAATCCTTTGTATGTATATTTGGATGATATTCTATTTAAAAATAAATTTAGAGAAACCTTTCCTCTACAAACCCAAGCCCTACAATCAAAGAAAGATAATACAATTTTAATACAAAGTTCTGAATTGCTATGTTCATACATAAACTATTTAGATAATGAAAATTTACATAACATTAAGATTGATTTCAAACTAATGAAAAATATTCTTAGTGGTATTGGTATTAAACAAGAACAAAAGAAAATTAATAAAAAAACAT